ACAAATCTTTTCGATCCGTTTTCTTTTGCTTCCAATCTTCCGAAGCAGTTTAATACCACAGTCGGCTTTGAACCAATTCTAAAGCGTTTGGCTGAACTCTCAGATAATCTCCCAAAGATTCCAACTTATCCACCTTACAATATTAAGAAGGTTGATGAGAACAAATATGTTATTGAGGTTGCTGTTGCCGGCTTTGGGCAGCAGGATCTTGAACTTGAAATGCAAGATGGCGTCCTTACAGTAAAGGGTGACATTAAGACTGGTGACGGTGAAGATGCTTATCTCTTTAAGGGCATCGCAGATCGCGCATTCACACGCAAGTTTACACTTGCTGATACTGTCGAGGTTAAGAATGCTGATTTGATTAATGGTATGCTTAAGATTTGGCTTGAACGCTTCATTCCAGAAGATAAGAAGCCAAAGAAGATTGATATCAATGGTGCATCATTGGATTCACAGGCACAACTCTTACAAGAAACAAAGAAGAATGTTTAAGAAAATTCTAAATTTTTTCCGATTACCATCGGATCAAGACCGAATGATTACCTATCTTTCTCAAGCTACAGATGTTCATCATCTTGAATGGCTACAGAAGGAGTGGGATCGTCGCTCTGTTAACAATCGTATGTGGGGCTAATCATGTGGCCGTATAACGAGGAAGAACAAGAGTGGTTATCTAATAAGACCTAACGTTTTAACTAGGAAGGAATTGTCCTTCCTAGTTTTTTTATGGAGTGAATATATGAAGAAGCTTGTAATTTCAATGTTAACATTGAGTATGCTTGCAATACCTGCAATGGCAAGAGAAAATATTTCTATTGTTGGTTCTAGCACAGTATTTCCTTTCTCAGCGGCCGTTGCAGAACAATTTCATAACAACACAAAATTTCCTGCACCAATAGTTGAATCTACTGGTACTGGTGGTGGTGTTAAGTTATTCTGTGCAGGCGCTGGTATTGATACACCTGACATAGTAAATGCTTCACGAAAGATGAAGGATGCGGAAGTTAAGGCTTGCAAGGATGCGGGCGTTAATAATCCAATTGAACTTCAGATTGGTCGTGATGCTATCGTCATTGCACATGTTAAGGACAAACCAAAGGTAAGTCTTTCATTGGAACAAATCTATCTTGCTCTTGCAAAGGATGTTCCTGTTGATGGCAAGTTAGTTCCAAATCCTTATAAGAAGTGGAGCGATATTGATTCAAAGTTGCCTAATGTTGCTATTGTTGTTTTTGGTCCTCCAACAACTTCAGGCACACGCGATAGCTTTGTCAATCTTGCTATGACACCTGGATGCAAAGAAGCTCTCAAAAATGCTAATATTAAGCTAGAGGGTGATGCAGAAAAGGCTGCATGTGAGACAATGAGACAAGACGGTGGTTTTGTTGAATCTGGTGAAAACGATTCTCTCCTGATCCAAAAGTTAGTGAATAATCCAGATACGTTTGCTATTTTTGGATTCTCTTTCTTGGATAATTCAAGAGATAAGGTTGCTGCTACAATCGTTAATGGCGTTGAACCAACAGTAGAAACTGCTACAAATGGTTCATATTTCTTAAGCCGTGATCTTTATGTTTACGTCAAGCGCGAACATATTGGAAGTATTCCTGGTATTAAGGAATTTGCAACCGAAATGGTATCTGAAAAAGCCATTGGCGATGAAGGGTATCTTGCTGAGAAGGGACTCATCATTGAAGATGAAGCCATTCGTGAGCAACAGCGACAAAAGCTCAAGTAAAATTATTCACAAAACGGAGAGAGGGAAGAAATTCCCTCTTGACTTTTATGGTCAAAGATGTATAATATATAATTGTAGTCAACTTACAAAAGGAGAACATGCATGTTTAAGTGGCTAAGTAATTTCTTCAAGTCTTCCGTTAACAATCAGATTACCGATTCTATTACTGTCTCAACTCCAATTTTCAGCACAACTGTTCCTGCAAATAAGGCAGTAAAGGGAAAGAGTAAGTCTGCTGCAAAGACAAAGAAGAAGGCTTCTGCAAAGAAGTCTAAGTGAAACACAACTGCGGTTGTGATGGAATAGGTATACATATCAGTCTCAAAAACTGAGTTCTGTCGGTTCGAGTCCGACCAGCCGCACCAATATTATGGATAGAATATGAAATTTAGAATTGAAAGTCCTGTTGTTGTTATCACACCCACTGTCGGCTCTGACAAGCTAAAGGATGCTGTTGAGTCCGTACATAATCAAACATATAAAAATATCACACATCTGCTTGTTGTTGATGGCACAGATCACTTCAATAAGACTGTCGAGAATACACCGCTATTTCGTGATAGTAAGGTGCAAATGTTGCCCCTTCCATTCAATACAGGTGCTAATGGCTTTTATGGTCATCGTATCTACGCTGGTATTCCACATCTTGTTAATGCAGATTATGTTTTCTTCCTTGATGAAGATAACTGGTATCTTTCCGATCATGTAGAAACTCTTGTTGAAACTCTTGAACAGGGTAATGATTTTGCATATTCGCTTCGCAAGATTTTTGATGAAAACTGCAACTATGTTTGTGATGATAACTGCGAAAGTCTAGGCAAGTGGCCGATCTATTTTTCACACAATGATCCACAGTATCTTGTGGACACATCTTCATTTGCTTTCAAGCGTGAGTTCATTCAAGCCACTTGTCATCTTTGGCACTCTGGTTGGGGTGGTGATCGCCGTTATCTATATTCTGTTAAAGATAATGCAAAGTTTGACACTAGTGGTAAACACACACTCTGCTATCGTACAGATGGTAATCCTGGCTCAGTGAAGCCAAGTTTCTTTATTGAAGGTAATGCATTACAAGCGAAACATTATAACAACAATTTTCCATGGATAAAAAATGGCTGATCTAGGACAACTAATCTATGAAATTCAAAGTGGACAAAATATTCTTCTTCGTAAGAGTGAAGATATAAAGTTCATTGGTTATTGTTTAGCATATTGTGGAAGCATTAACTCACAAAACTATCAAGATGTTTATGCTTTATATGCAAATAACTTTAAGAGAAATGGATACTTTGTTGATTTTGGCGCAACAAATGGTAAAACATTAAGCAACTCTTTATTGTTAGAAGAAACCTTTGGATGGAAAGGCATTCTAGCTGAACCAAATGAAGCATGGCATAAAGATTTGGAAAAGAACCGCCCAAATGCAATCATAGATAAAAGATGTGTTTATTCTAAATCAGGTGATATTGTGGAATTTCTCAATACAAATGCAGCCGATTTGTCCACAATTAAAGGCTTTGGTAATGATGATGAACACAAAGATAAAAGAATAACAGACAACGTATCACAAATAGAAACTGTTTCTCTCGTTGATCTATTAATTCAACACAATGCACCTAAAGAAATAGACTATCTATCAATTGATACAGAAGGTTCAGAATTAGATATTTTAACTGCCTTCTTTAATGATTCAAGAGGATATGTTTTTAACTCAATTACAGTTGAGCATAACTATGTACAAGACACAAGACAAAAACTCAGTTTACTACTAACACAAAATGGATATAGAAATCAATTTTCTACTTTATCCAGATGTGATGATTTTTATGTAAGGAAAACATAATGAAAGATTTGATTATAGGCGGCGCATCAGGATATACATGGGATCATTTAAAGTATTGGATTAATTCCATCAAGAAAAGTGGTTTTACTGGTGATATTGTTCTTGTTGCAACAAATATTTCACAGGAAACAATACAAAGATTAGTGAAAGAAGGTATCATTCTTTCTTTGTATGGTGAAAAACAAACGGATGGCTCATTTAAGGCACACTCTAATGGCGCTCCACATGTCGAGCGTTTCTTTTATATGTGGCATTGGCTTGCTTCAACAAAAGAGAATTATAGATTTGTTATTACAACAGACACACGCGATGTTGTATTTCAAAAGAATCCATCAGAATTTTTAGAAAACTTAATGGAAATTTCTAAGACTTTTATTCTTGCATCATCAGAAGGATTAAAGTATAAAGATGAACCTTGGGGTAATCAAAATTTATTCCAGTCTTTTGGACCATTCTTTCATGACAAGCTAAAAGAAAAAGTAATTCATAACGTAGGAACAATTGCTGGATTTTCTGATTATGTTCGTGATCTTCTTCTTGCAATATTCCAGTTAAGTATTAATCGTTCTATTCCTATTGTAGATCAGGCTGTATATAATTTCTTGCTTAGTCTTGAACCATATGATAGTATCTTTGTCAAAACATCCAATAGTGATGGTTGGGCAATACAATTAGGAACAACTGAGGCTGCTATAAAGTCTGGCTTTGGTGATATCGGTAAAGCTTATAAGGCTGATGAGACAACTATTGAAAAGTATAGAAACAACTATGTTGATTCTCAACCTACTATTGTAGATGGCAAAGTTTTAAATGAACACAATGAAGAATTTTACATAGTTCATCAATATGATAGAGTAAATGGACTAAAAGAAAAGATTATGGAAATATATGGAGACGATAATGGATCCTGAATTTTTTACAATAGATCAAAAGAAAGAAGTTGGTCTTTGGTCACAAGAAGAAACACTTGGTAAATTTCTTTTGCCGTATCTAAGGCGTATGGCAGGCAATAATAAAATTATCGGTTTAGATTATGGTGTTCTTCGTGGTGAAACCACATACGAACTTTTAAGAGACTTGAATAAGATAGATAAGATTTACGGTGTTCAAGTTTTTGAAGAAGCACAAAAGCAAAATACAACAAAGTATAATACTGTAGCAGAAACAAATCTTTTATCATTCAAAGGAAGATTTGAAATGTCTGGTGATGTTCCTAATGCAGCATATGATTTCGTTTGTATTAATAAAGATAATGATGTGTATAAGCATCTGACAAAGACATATCATCTTATCAAGAATAGAGGAATAATTGCTGGTACTGATTATCCCTCAAATGAAGTGAAGAAAGACATTACCAACTTTAGAAAAGATAATAAAGTAAGTTCGACAATACATATCTTTAATCATTTCTGGTTTTGGTACAAGACATAAGGAAATAATATGACAAAGAAAACCGCACTTGTGTTAGGAGCTGGCGGATTTATTGGCAATCATATGGTCAATAGATTAAAGGAAGAAGGCTATTGGGTTCGAGGAGTTGATATTAAACTTCCAGAATTTAGTAAAACAAATGCCGATCATTTTATATTGCGCGACCTGCGCGACTGTCGTGATATTCATGAGTTAATTAGTTATGCTGGTTGCAGTAGATATCCATATGAAACTTATGCAAGACAATTTGATTTGCCGTTTGATGAGATTTATCAATTTGCAGCAGATATGGGCGGCGCTGGTTATATCTTTTCAGGTGAGCATGATGCTGATGTTATGCACAACTCAGCAACAATCAATCTAAATGTACTTGATGCCGTTCGTGAACATAACGAGCAAACAGGAAAAAATCAAACAAAGATTTTCTATTCATCTTCGGCTTGCATGTATCCAGAGCATAATCAATTAGATCCTAATAATCCTAATTGTGCAGAAGACTCTGCTTATCCTGCAAATCCTGATTCTGAATATGGATGGGAAAAGTTGTTTAGTGAGCGTTTGTATCTTGCATATAATCGCAACTATAAAATTCCTGTTCGTGTCGCAAGATTTCACAATATCTATGGACCACTTGGCACATGGCAAGGTGGTAAAGAAAAAGCACCCGCTGCTATTTGCCGCAAAGTAATTCAGAGCAAAGATGGTATGATTGATGTATGGGGTGATGGTGAGCAAACCAGATCGTTTCTATATATTGATGACTGCATTGATGCTGTAAGACTTTTGATGCAATCAGACTTTATGGGTCCTGTGAATATTGGTTCCGAAGAAATGGTAACAATCAATCAATTAGTGAGAACTGCGGCTGCTGTTGAGAACAAGGATGTTCTGATTAATCATATTGATGGACCGCTTGGCGTTAGAGGTAGAAACTCAGACAATCGTTTAATTAAAGAAAAGTTAAACTGGGAACCAAAGTATTCTCTCCAAGAAGGTATTAATAAAACTTATAGTTGGATAAAAGAACAATTGGCATGAACAAACCATTATTGAAACTGGGCTTCACTGATACTTTTGGAGCTATTGAAAATTTCTTTACAAATATTCTTACAGAAGAATATGAGATTGTCCGTGATGATGTTAATCCAGATTATCTGATATTTGGAGATAGAAATTTTGGAAATAACAATGTAAATTATAATAACAAGCGTTGCATTAAGATATTCTACACTGGTGAAAATCAAAGACCTTGGGATTATCAATGCCATTATGCAATCACGTTTGATCATATTGATGATGATAGGCATTATAGATTGCCTCTCTATGTCATCTATGACTATGATAACAAACATAGAAATCTTCCACACGCAGAAATATTTAATAGATCACCAGAAGATTTAAATAAAAAGTATAAAGACAAATTTTGTTCTTTTGTCGTAAAGAATGGTGCATGTGAAAAGAGAAACTATTATTTCCATAAGCTATCAGAATACAAAACAGTTGACAGCGCAGGCCCTTTGTTTAATAATGTAGGTCATATTCTCCCAAGAGGAGAAAATTCTGTAGCAGCAAAACTTGATTTTCTAAAAGATTATAAGTTTAATCTATGTTTTGAAAACTCTAGCTATCCTGGCTATGCTACAGAAAAACTATATGAAGCGTATTGTGCTGGAACTATTCCTATCTACTGGGGGTCGTCAACAATAGCTTGTGACTTCAATGAAAAGGCATTTCTCAATTGGCATGATTATCAAGATGATGAAATGTTTTTGCAGGTAATTCAAAAATTTGATCAGTCACCAGAAATGTATGAAGAAATGTATCTTCAACCTTTGTTTAGAGATAAGCCATTCTTTGAAGGCTTCATTCATAACAAGTATATGGATCTTAACAGATTCCGTAATTGGTTTAACAAGAATGTTTATAAAGGCGTGATTAATGGCTAATAAAGCTTTGATTATTACACCAACTGGTTGCTCTATGTTCTTTGATGAAGAATATGATAAGGACAATCATTGGAGAAAAAAGACTGATGGCAGAAGCTATGAAGTTTGTGTGATTGGATTTAAAGAAGATTATGTTCCAGAAGAAAATACATATGATTACTTTTTCCAATATCCAGTAAGAAAGAAATGGAAACAATTACCAGAACTTTGTGATTTCTTGGCTGAAAAAGGAATCAAGTGGTGGAATTATGATTACATTGGTTATTGGGATGATGACTACTGCACAGATATCCAATCAGTTGAGTTAGCCCTTAGATTGGCAAGACAGTTTGATATGAGATTGTTCCAACAATCACTTACATCTTGGACAGTTTATCCATGCCTTCGACAAAATAAAGATTGGTTGTTTTCTGAAACAGACTTCACTGAAATGGGTGTGCCATTTTATCGTGCAGATATTTTCAAAAAGGTATTGACTTTACTAGAAGATTATGTGTATAATGAGTCTGAATGGGGAATTGATAAGGTAATGTGCTTCTATCTCCAACAGTCAGCACATGTTATTCATGCTTGTTCCATTAAACATATGAGACGCGAAAGCTGGTATGATAAAAATAATGCTTTCAAAGAAATGGATTATTTAATGCATGAATGGTTTCCAAAGTATATGAAAGATACGTTTAATTTAGATTATAAGTATAATGATACGCAGAACGTTTTGCGGGCTTATGTAAAAGGTGACAAATAATGAATAAGCGAGTTTTAATTACTGGTGGTGCAGGTTTTATTGGGCACCACATTATCGATCTTTTTCTACAGAAGACAGATTGGGAAATAGTTTCTCTAGATCGTCTTGATTATTCTGGAAATCTAAATCGTCTTGATAATGTTGTTCGATCTTATCCTGCGGAAGTTCGCAAGCGTGTTAAGATTGTATGGCACGATTTAAAGGCTGAGATTGCTGAAATCAATCGCAATCTTATTGGTGATGTAAACATTGTCCTTCATCTTGCGGCGTCATCACACGTTGATCGTTCTATCTCTCATCCAATGGAATTTGTTATGGACAATACTATTGGCACAGTTCACATGCTTAACTATGCTCGTACACTCAATAATCTTGAAAGATTCATTTATTTCTCCACTGATGAAATCTTTGGCATTGCACCAAATGGTGTAGCATATAAAGAGCGTGATCGGTATAACTCAACTAATCCATATTCAGCATCTAAGGCTGCAGCCGAAGAATTTTGTGTTGCTTATGAAAACACATATAAGTTGCCTATCTTCATCACACATACAATGAATGTTTTCGGTGAGCGTCAGCATCCTGAGAAGTTTATTCCAATGTGTATTCGTAAGATTCGTGATGGCGAGAAGATTTTCATTCATTCTGATAAGACCAAGACTATTCCTGGTTCACGTTTTTACATTCATGGTAAAGACGTTGCAGAGGCAATGTATTTCCTTCTCACACTTAATGAAGAACAGTTAAAGACTGTTTACACACCAGACTTTGGTGGTGCTAAGTGTCCTAAGTTTAATGTGGTTGGCAAGGAAGAAATTAACAATCTTGAACTTGTAAATTACATTGCAAAGGCTGTTGGTAAAGATCCAGTTTATGAATTGATTGACTTCCATACTTCACGACCAGGACATGATCTAAGATATGCGTTGTCTGGTGATTACATGAGAGAACTTGGTTGGGAACCAAGATTTACATTACAAGAAAGAATTAAAGAAGTTGTTGATTGGTCACTTGCTAATAAAGAATGGATTGAACTATGAACCGTTTAGAAGAAATCTTTTACAAATCAGAACATTCATCTGACAAATGGCAGCCATATTTTGAGGTTTATGATAGGCATCTATCTTCTTTTATTGGCAAAGAAATAACACTTGTTGAAGTTGGTGTTCAAAAAGGTGGATCACTTGAAATGTGGTCTGCATATCTTGGCTCTCAAGCTAAAATTATTGGCATCGATGTTGATCCTGAGTGTTCCAAACTTACATACACTCAAAATAATATCAGCGTAATTATTGGCGATCAAGGTGATCCTGCTTTTTGGGACAAGTTCTTATCTGAAAACAAAGTTGATATTCTAATTGATGATGGTGGTCATTATATGAATCAACAGATAGTAACTCTTGAAAAAGTATATCCAACATTACCGATTGGTGGTATATTCATATGCGAAGATTGTCACACAAGCTATATGTCTGGTAATGGTGGTGGATTAGAAAATCCAAACACATTCATTGAATATTCCAAGAGTCTTGTTGATGTTCTAAACTTTAATTGGAAAGAACAATATACCACAAAACTAGATCACAGGAATAAAACTGTTCAAGATTTGACTTCGGTCCATTTCTATGATAGTATGGTTGTTCTTGAAAAGTTTGGTAAGAAGGAAATGAAACGTGTTTTCGCAAAGTAATTGTGTAGAATTAAAAGAGTGTTTGGCTTGTGGTTCCGACAAGCTAATTCTAACTCTCAATCTTGGTAATCAACCTCTTGCAAATTCTTATAAACTTGCACAGAACGATGTGCAGGAAGAATTTCCTCTTGCTATAAACAGGTGTAATCATTGTTATCATGTACAGTTGACACACGCTGTCAATCCTGATCTTATGTTTAAAGATTATTTGTATGTTTCTGGCACCTCAAGAACTATGAGTGATCATTTTTCATGGTTTGCAAGATATGCTAGTGAATATTTTGATACCACAGCCAATAGAAATGCAAAGTCTGTTCTGGACATTGGATGTAATGATGGATCGCAGTTAGATAAGTTTAAAGAACTGGACATTGAAACATTTGGTGTTGATCCTGCTGAAAATCTTTATACCACATCAGCAAAGAACCACAATATTGTTTGTGGTTATTTTGACCTAGATTTCGTTCAGAATTATAATCGTCAGTATGATATTATTGTGGCACAGAATGTTTTTGCCCATAATTACGATCCGACAACATTCTTAAATGCCGCTAGAAATGTTATGACAAATGAAAGCTTATTGTTTGTCCAAACATCACAAGCTGATATGATCAAGAACAATGAGTTTGATACCATTTATCATGAACACATTTCATTCTATAATATCAATTCAATGAATGAACTATGTAAGCGGGTTGGTCTTAATCTAATTGATGTTGCTAAATGTCCTCTGCATGGTAATAGCTATATCTTTGTTATTAGCAAGTACCACTATAGAGGTGCAAATGTAGAAAATCTAATTGATATGGAAAAAAGAATTGGTCTTCTGTCCGATCAAACATATATCGATTATGCCAACAAGTGTGAAGATGTGGTGGCAAAACTTAGAACAGCAATTAATTCCTCACGAGGACACAATTACAAGATTGTTGGATATGGTGCAGCAGCAAAGGGCATGACATTACTAAACTACTCAGGCGTAAAGCTTGATTATATTGTTGATGATAATCCATTGAAACAAAATAGATTTACTCCAGGTTCTTCTATTCCAATTGTCTCATCAGAAGTTCTCAAGAATGATGATTCAACAGGAATAATGTTTGTTCCTCTCGCATGGAATTTCTTTGACGAGATTAAAAAGAAAATTAAAACTGTAAGAAACAATTCTGCGGATAGATTTATTAGATATTTTCCTACGGTGGAGAATTTGGATGGCTAAGTTAGTAGCATATTATCATGTATATCTAACAGATAATCCCGCAACATGGTCATCTATCGTTACAGAACAATTAGATTTGATTGAAAGAACTGGGCTTCTTAAAGAGCTTGATCAAATTCGCGTTACCTGTATCACTCAGAAGAATAGTCATGCTGCTGCTATTTTTAGCAGAATTTGTATGGCATATTCCAGTAAAATAAACATTACCTTTGTGGAAAATCCATATCTTGATGATGATGATATGGTAAAAAATCTAAATTCACATCTGACTGTTACAGAAAACGTTACAATGAGAAGAATTTGGAATGATTCACAAAATGAAGATATGCATATATTGTATTTTCATACCAAAGGCATAACATCAGTCATTAGACATTTAACAACAAATCCAGAAACATATCTAACATATCATTATTGGAGACAGTTTTTAAATTGGGGTGTTATTGAAAATTGGAAGTCATGTGTATTTGGACTTCAATATCACGATGTTGCAGGAGTAAATTATTATACTAATCCATCTCCTCATTTTTCTGGTGGATTTTGGTGGACAAATTCTTCTTACATAAAGAAGCTTCCTGATCCATCATCATTAGACTGGTGGAAAAAATTACAAGCTGATACGAGTGATATTTGGCTAAAGACCGTGTCAGATAGATTTAGAGACGAACAGTGGCTATGTTCTATTCCTCATGTTGTTTGCGACATATATACTCCTAAGATCAATCCTGCTGCACATATCTTAAAGCGTGATCAATATGAAGACAGAGCAAATTTAGTTTGGCATCCAGTATGAGTATTTGTGTAAAAATATGCGAATATGATGATACAGGAAGCTATTGTAAAGGTTGTGGGAGAACACCAAATGAAATCACCGAATGGTACACGGCCACCAAAGAACGTAAAAGAGAAATCGTATCAGCCGTTAGGGCGCGTAGTGCGGAAAGAAAAAGTGGAAAAGAGTAAACATATTCCACGTGGAAGAGTTATTCGGAAGAATAAAAAAGATTGGCAGTCTTTGATATTCTGTTATAATACAAAAACAATCAGTGAAACCCCTTTAAGGAATTATATTATGCAAAACATTTGGTTCATTCTTATCGTAATGCTTACTCCTAATGCGGAAGTAAAGTCTGATCTTCGCTATCCAGTTACTCCAGATGTAAATAACGAACTGGCTTGTAATAAGAATGGCCCAGACGTTGCCGCGCAATATATTAAGGAACATCCCACTTATAGAGTATTTTGGCAGTGCCACGGCGTTTCTGTAACCGAACTCGCTAAGGGCATTCAGTAATGAAAGTCTATCTTGGTCCATATCCCCACAATCATTGGAATACGATTAGAGTTAATCGTTGGTGGTACGAAACACGATATAAGAAGTGGGATTGGGAAGTTGAGGAAGAAGATAAGGATCGTATAGATCGAATCTTTGATCGCGCTTGTGATTTCTTTCAAGCTGTACTTAATAAAACTATCAACAAGATTCTTCGCGGTAGAAAGCGCAAAGAAAAAGTTGTACTCCATAGTTACGACACATGGAGTATGGATCACACTCTTGCGTTGATCATTCTTCCCATGCTTAAACAGTTGCGTGATACAAAGCACGGCTCACCGACAGTGGATAAGAAAGATGCTCCTGGTATTACTGATTCGGATAATGCAATTCATGATCGTTGGGAGTATGTACTCAATGAAATGATCTGGTCATTTGAACAGATTGTTGATGAGGAACAAGGTCATAAACATTATTATGTGCCATACAAGAAGAACGAAAAAGTTGAGACTTTATTTTGTGATGAATCTGAGGAACACGCTAGAGCAAGAGGCCGTCTAGATATTAAAAAATATCGTGCGTATCATAAGCGCATTGATAATGGTCTGCTTTTGTTTGGTAAATACTACAGAGGACTTTGGGACTGATGGTCAAATGCAACACCTGTGGAAAGTCGTATAAACAAATATTTGATACGCAAGGAGATGGGTGTGCTGCTGACATTTATCTCA